GTCAAAGTAGTGCCAGCAACGCCATAAATTGCAGGGTCAATACTGATTCCACTTACTGTAATATCAAGGGCGTTTGCATCCGCAGGAGTTTGCGACAAAGTAAATGCCACTGTAGAGCCATCACCTGTAAAATGGTCAACAACTATACTGGTTGGAAGCGTACCGCCACCACCGCTAGGGGCAACGATTACCTCAAAACCATCACCAGTAGCATTTACAGCAATTATCTGTCCAGCAAGGCCAGTCAAGGATGCTGGTAATGCAGATAATGCGGTCAATACTTCTGTTGCTGGCAATGCTCCAACCTGATTTGCGCTTAAAGCTGCAAGAGCAGTTAAAACCGCCTCGGCTGGTAGTGCGCTAATTTGAGCGGCTGGCAAAGCAGCCAAAGCTGCAAGTGCCGCTTCTGTTGGAAGTGCTGCAATTTGGTCAAGCTGTGCTTGAGGCAAACCACCAGCAGCTTCACCACCAGCAGCTAAAATATTTCTATTTTTGAAAAATCCAACTGTAGGGATGGAATTATCATCGGGTGTTGTCTCATCGGAGATTGCTACAAGCCCAGCTTTGGTAGTAGTAGCAGCACCAATTTCCGCCACGTCCGCAGCAGTTTGTGATACTTCCGTGGAAATATCGGTTAAGGTTTCTTCTAACGTTGGCATGACTATAATACTCCCACATTTGTAAGGTGATTCTGTACGATGATCCGGCTATTGCGGATACTTGCCAAAGCCTGCTGTGCAAGCGGCTTCAAAAGAGAAAGATTGTTATTTATCGTGGCATCAATAGTCACCGAGCCGGAAGGAAAAGCAGCAAAGTGCAATAGCAATTCCAAAGGCACACGCTGATTTGCTGGTTTCCACTGAATAGCGTTTGCATCCGCAGCCACCGCAAGTAAAACATCATTGCCGTTATGTTTAGCAATTACTCCAATCTCATGGATGAAAAACTCAGGAGCACCCTCGGCAAAAGCTGATATTTTGTGGATGTTTGCCTCAATCTGCTGCGCTCCTAAAACTGGTGTTCTGATACGCTCGTTATTTAAGGCTGTCGCCGTTTCATCAGGTGTCCACACGCCATCGCCAATAGCAATATGGGTCACTGATATTGTGCTGTTTGTAGCAACGGCATCAGCTACAGCCGCCATACCAGCAAGGGTTGCCAATGTTTCCATCAGATTATCTCCAAATTTAGGTTAACTCTTGAATTTTCAGTCATTAAACCAGCCAGCCCCAGATCACTATCTGTGGTGTTGGTAAAGGGTATTATTGCAATGTCTTCGGACATTCTTGCGCTAACAAGCTGCTCAAATTCACCACCATTTATTGCATTAAACGAGGTGGTGTAAGGTATTATTTCAATATCTTCCGCAGCTCTCGCATTTATGTGAGAACTAAGCGCACTGCCAGCTTCTGTTTCCGACCTGTTCGGGTAGGGAACAATTTCGTTTTCTTCAATTACTCTTGAAGTAACATGTGAGCTAAATTCTGCACCACCTTCGGTTTCGATCTTGCTGGTGTAAGGTATTACCTCAATGTCTTGTTTTGCTCTTGCTGCAATATGCGAACTAAGCGCACCGCCAACTTCCGTCTCCGATTTATTCGTATAAGGTATGACCTCATTACGCTCATCAACTCGTACAGGAACTTCCGTGCCAAAAGCTGCACCTACTTCTGTTTCCGACTTGCTTGTATAAGGTATTACCTCATTGCGCTCATTTACCCGTCCTGTAATTTCCGTATCAAATACGCCGCCGACATTGGAACTTGAGCGATTTGTGTAAGGTATAACCTCATTTCGTTCATCAACCCGACCTGCTGCGCTAGTATCAGCAGCCATGCCCCAATTAGTGGGAATTCTTGTGCCAAATAATAATTCAAAATGCGACCTCACAGGTTTTGAGGCGTTAACCCCATTGATAACATCTTCGTGCGCTTTCGGCAGAAGCCGAGTAGTGCCGTTATTATTGATATTATCGTTTGACCATGCGGTTATTTTAAAAGTGTGTGGCGCACCGCCAATCTCAAACCATTCTTCTAATTCAACATCGAGGCCAATAGCTGCAATAGCTGTTCGTACAGATCCTATCGTTCCTTTTTTCCTGTGAACCTCAACAGAAGCAGCGATAACGTTTCGCTTAATTTCATCAGACCAATCATCTTCCCACGTATCAACCGACAAAGCCCAAGCAAGATAAGGCAAAGTTTCTGGTGGCGTTTCCTGTGGATTCCATAATTTACCAACGGGATTTTTAACCTTATCAATCCGCTTTTTACCACCTAACTCTTCAATATCTCTTTCGAGCTTGGAAGAATTATGTGGTAAGATTGAATCAGTCATTTGTCACCGTAATATCTATATCTATGTTATATGCAGCCTCATTTGAGGCTGTTGCTAACTGTGTTGTTGGTGTTATAAGCTCAACCCTGCGAACCCCAGCAATGTGCATCGCTGCATAAAGTCCTGACAGTGCAATATTGCGATCAATTTTATGTTGCTCGGCCACGTATTCTTCGGTGTTTGCAATGGCTGCATTCTTGACGACCTGACTATCAGGACCATCAAAAACATGTATCAAAGCTTCCACGCTGTAGGTTACTATTTGTGCCGATTGCACGATTACCAAATCAGTTAACGGCCTTACAAATTCAGCGTTTAAAGCGGCATCTACAATATCCAGCAATTCTTGACTCGCTGTTCCTTGTCCTTCGGTAGAAAGTACGGTTACAACCACTTCGCCAGGTGTCGGCGATTCCACCGATACATCTTTGACCCGTGGATCAGCATTTAAGCTATGCGAAATATATGAGCCAGCAGGACCCGCCGTTGTTGCCGCTTCAAGTGAAACCGCAACCCTTAATCTGAACCTTGTGTCATCTTCTAAAATTTCAGGAATAGGAGGGTTTGCCTCTAAATCTTCTTCTTGTACTACCTGCCGAAGCAGCCCATAAAAAGCAGCCAGATTATCTAAATCCGTACCCCTCGCATAAGGCAGCATCACCGACCTTGCAGCGTCATTTACACGCTGTCTTATGCCAAGCTCACGAAATGCAAACGCCTCAAGCAATTTATTCACTGGATCACTCTCTAAGCTACGCTCAAAAAGTTCTGCAACAGCAGGGTTGCGTGTTTTTAAATCTTCTGTGATTTCGCTTAATATCGTTTCAAACGCAAGGGTTTCTACTACGTCCGGCGCAGGTAATTTCTCCAAATTGATAGAATCAAATTTCATACTGCGATTTCCAAATCCGATAATGTTAATTCTTTTCCATCCAGCAAAAACACGCCTCTAAGCTCTAAAACGATTCTGCCAGGTTCGATTTCTACTAATGTCGTTTGCTGCAATTTAAAACGAGGCTCCCATTTATCTAAAGCCTCGGCAACTGCTGCATAAATTTCTGTTTTCTGATCTTCATTTGTTGGGCTGTCGATTATTTCAAATAACCGAGAACCATAATCACGGCGCATTACACGGCTACCAATCGACGTGGTTAAAATATCCCTGACCGATTGCTTCAGATGATTAATCTGCCCCAAGCCTTTGCCTGTGTTGGTACTCATTCCATACATGCTATCGTCCATAAAAAAAGCAGGCCAAAACGGGCTGCTTTTTAATTTGTTGTCTTAAACGCTATTCCAATTTATGGTTGAGGTGTTATTAACCCCCAAATATAAGGAATATACTATGAATAAATCTGAACTTATTGAAGCAATTGCAAAAGCAACCGGATCTACAAAAGCTGGTGCTGCAAAACACGTTGATGCTTTTATTAGCACCGTTACTGGCAGCGTTAAAAAAGGCAGTAAAGTAACTCTTCCTGGCTTTGCTACTTTTGAAAAAATAGCGCGTCCTGCAAGAGATGGTCGTAACCCATCCACTGGCGAAACAATTAAAATTGCTGCTAAAAATGTTGTTAAAATCAAAGCAGGAAAAACCCTGCAAGATGCAGTTAACTAATTTGCAAAAACGCTTGGGCTTCCTTCTGCAACGGTTGACCCACAATCTACCGGATCGCCAACTCTGCCTAACGGTTTTCCGTTAACAAAGACAGTTGGTGATCCAGCGGCCAATTTACCATCATGACAAACAGGGCCACAACAATGTGTATCCCAAGCATCACTTTGGCGGTGCGCAGGAATTCCATTTATAAAAACGTCAGGACTTCCTTCAATTGACGGTCTAGCAGGAAAGCAGCCGTGACCGCTTCCAGCATCACCTTTTCGTGTAGCTGCTGGCATTTTAAACCTTTTAATTCAAATCAATTCTTGGTGTAGACAAGGCTATACTTGAGCCGTTAATTGTTATCGAAGATCCATTGCTTTCTAAAACAATACTTGGGTCGGTAACTGTTATTGTTGATGCTTTGTTGTTTATTTTAATCTCAGTATCAATCATCGTTATTATTGAGTCGCCGATTATTATTTCAATTTTTCCTTCTTTATTTACATCTACCGTTAATACGTGAGTATCACGATTATATCTTGTAAGAGTGCCATCCTTATAAACCGTTTTACTTACATCTTCGCTGTCGTCAATAGCAGGATGCGCATTTTGATAAAGCGCAGGCATTATAACCGCCTGTTTTAACTCTCCTGAAGGAGCTAAAACTAAAACCTGCTCACCAACTTCCGGTGCCCACCATGTTGTATCATTACTCGCTCTTTTTGTGAGCCAAGGAATCCAGTCGGTAATGATATCTCCAATTTCTACTTTTAACTTTGCATTTGGATAATCAGCCTCGACTACTTTGCCAATTTGAATAAGGTTGGAAACTCTCCTATCTAATTCCGTTATGTCAAAACCTTGCATTATGGCAATCCTAAAGGTGGTTCAGTTGATATCTCTACATAGTCATCTTCATGAGGAATTCCTACTTCTGGTACATATCCAAGTAAAATCTCGGTTGGCACAATGCCCGTACCATCCCAAACGGATAGACCCACATCAAATTGCTGCTCCCATTCAACAAGCCAAACATCATAAGCATCAAGCTCAGGACTAAATTGATCTGGCCCAATAGAAACGAGTCTTGAAAGCCTGGTTTTCATTCCAAAATTTTTGTTATGAATAATCTTGCCAACCTCAACAGCTAACTCCCTTACTTTCATCGGTCCGTTATCGGCAGAATTTACAATTACTCTTGCTTCAAACCTTCCAGTAAGTGCGAGCTGCTCCGTTGCTGGATCATCACCTAAATCCAGAGAAACCAAGTCAACAAATACAGCCGGTACAGCAATTGCTGTTTGTAGCTTCGGGTAAGCCCCCGATGTCTGTATACCAGCAATATTACTGGTTATTTCAGTAAGTATCGCATTGTGTAAATCCTCAATAAAGCTCATGATTTCTGCACCAAAAACTTCAATTCACGCCTAAAGAGTACCTCAAAACGCTGCATAACTCCGTTATCAAGAAAGCTTTCTATGATATCTGAGCTTTCAGGCTCCAAAGGTACGGTTAATTCACGTATTGGAAGGCGTGTTTTGCGTTTTCTTTTATAAATTCCAGTATGGCCACCAGGCATAGTTGCTACAAATGCACCTGGAAAATTGTATTGCTTAACTTTTGCACCAGTCCTGGTTTGCCTAGGTTTTCCAACCTTAGTGGCGGTTACTCCTCCAAGGCTAGCAAGAACCTGTGATCTAAGCTGCCCGCGACTAGCTTTCAACACTCTAAGCCGCTGACGCACTATTTTTTGGGTAATACGTCTATTTTTACTTATTTCACGGGTAGCTTGAGTTCGAAGCCATAAGGCTGTTTTATTAAGCGATCTCATAGATGCAACAGTCGCTTGTTTCTCAGTCGCTTGAAAATCAGCAAGAATTTTACTGATATTATCCACTCCCTGTACGTCTATTGCAAATAATCTGCTCATGGCATTACCAATGCTTCCACATCCCAACTTTTTCGATCTAAATTACGCAAGGGCAATCCAATTACCTGATATGCCGTACCATCAATGCTAATAATGTCACCAGCTATAGGGTTTGCCACGTCATTTATCAGAATTTCAAACTTGGCGTTTTCGCCAACTATATCCACGTCACCAGTCTCATATTCGACATCGGACGCAAATTTTAAAACTCTAATATTAACAGGTGACAAGCTTTGACCAGTGTAAACAGCATCAACACCTAAATGGATAAGCATATCATCCATTGCCCTTGCTATAATTTCTCTGCTCATATTATGTATTCGTAAGTTTTACAAGCACAGCAGGACGGTGGCACATTGGCAAAGGATTGGATTGGGTGTGAATATCCGTACCTCTTTCAAATTTGCGCGAAGCCTGCTTCACATAGATTGGTTTGCCTAGCGTATTAACGGTTTCGTTAAAGTCAGCAGGCGCAAAATAAGTCCTGAAGGTTTCTTGAGTTCCCATCGGGAAAGCGTGGCCTTCATTGGCCGCAATAAAGCGTCTGATATTACCGTCACCATCGCTGGCTTCGCCAAGGTATTCCTTGAAAATGAGGCCACCAAATGGAAAGCCATCACGCATATCATCACGAAGAGCCTGGCCTTCGCGCCATCTTTCGTAAGCCTCTTTTACCTTCGCATGGCTAGTTAAGGCATCAAAGAATTCAGGGCTAACAAGTACACTGACATTTGTCATAACTTCACCGAGAAGATTCTTCTCAATATGACGTTTTACATCCAGACATTTTTTCTTAACGTCCGTTGCTGCATTACTCAAAGCAAAATTGATAGATTTTGGTGTAATCTCAAATTCATCATAGAGATTCAACAATTCTGAACCATCAGAATCAAGAATAATACCTTTAAGCGCCCCCATTCTTAGATGCTCTAAGGTAATAGCGTGTTTATTACGCATTGCTTGCAAATGCTCAGTTATAATATCAGAAAGTGCCTGTATTTGGTTTTCTGAGCCAAAAGCACGAACGCCTTGTACTTCTTCCGGCAACACCACATCATCATGTGGAATATGCGGAATATTGAAGCCGCGTAGCTTTCTTTTACCACTTTTCCCCACAGTACCAGGCGTACCAGGCGCACGAGTAGGCAGTAAATTCAGAACACCGTTATTTTCTTCAATAGAAATTTGACGGGTTCGTGTTGGTTTTGGTCTAAATAATCCGAGTTGTCCGACAAGACCGTAGTTATTAGGTAAAATGTTAATGGCAGCAGTAAGCTCACTCATTGAGAATGCTGCATCATCAAAAGGATTGTTCATAGGCATGGTAATTTCTCCAAATTTAGTGAATAGATTTTTTTTAAAAAGGTCGTAAGAGGTCAGCCAAGGCGGTGAATAGCGACAAGCGGAAGTAAAACTACGACCTGGCTATCCACTAAATCACCGCATTAAACTGTTTTTCGGGTAACTACTCCCAAGGCTCTAAGTTGGGCAATGCCATCAGCAAGTTGGTTTGCTGTAATGCCACCTGGCCATATCAAACTGCCTTCAGCAATCAAAGCGTGACGAGCGATAATCCAGCTACCTGTTGCCTCTAACGAAGCGTCCACATCTTCGCCGATAACTCCAAAAGCTACTTCAGCTCCAGTAGAGCCACTTGTAGCAAGTGCGACAATCTCTCCTGAGAGAGTTACTCGACCAACTACAGTTCCCAGCACAAGGTTTTCACCGCTGGCAACGGTTATAGAATCACGAGAATAATTTTGATCCTCTTCAAGTTTTATTAGATCGCCCAGGCGATCAGGTTCGGTTAATACGTCAGGCATAACTTCCTCATTAATTAGTGATTAAAAATTTTGTGTAAAAAGTAGGTAAGTAAAGAGTGGGTAATTTAGTTTGCTTCTTCTTTTGCTCTGGCTTTGGCCGCAGCTACTACAGGGCTTTCTTTCGGCGCTCCAGCTTCTAGAGGAACGACAGATGAGTTAACACCTACGCTTCCGTGTTGGTTTTGCGCTACAAGAACCTGCATAAGCTCATCTTTAGCAGCATCAACGCTAACGCCGCGCTCAACAAGGCCAGCTAGTTTATCTGGCATTTGAGCTGTATTGCAAATTTTAGCAAGCTCCATAACTTCTGCACGATAAGCCTCACGGCCTTTTGTTTCAGCTTCTGTTTTCAGAGCTGAAATAGCTGCAGTATCGATAGTGGCACTAGGGCTTTCAGTTTTTTCTTCAACAGTCGATGGCTCTGCCTTTGCTGAATTCTCAGCTTTTGCATTAGCCTCCGCTGCTATTTCGGTGCTTTCTTCCTTTTGGGAAGTAATAGTTTTATTGGTCATAGCAATAGTTCCTAATTTAGGTTGAAATTTTTGAGTCATAAGTTCAAGGGTTTGGGATAACGTCAGAATATCATCAGCCAGCCCAGAGCTTATCCCGTCTGATCCGAAGAAAAGCCCAGCCTCTGTATTTTCTACATTAGCAGCAGTTATTCCCCGATTACGTGAAACCAGTTGGATAAACATTTCATAAAGACGGTTAACTTCCGTCTGCAGAACCTTTGCACCTTCATTGGTTAAAGGCTCGTGCGGGTTAAGATCATTCTTGCGATCACCAGCAAATATTGTCGTTATTTTTATTCCTTGCTTTTCATCAAAGGATGATTGGTCAACGTGACTTGCCAAAACTCCAATACTGCCAACGCCTCCAGTTCTGCTAATAAATATTTTCTCAGCAGATGATGCTATTGCATACGCTGCGGAGAATGCTTCCTCATTGGCAACGGCCCAGATTGGCTTTTTCTTTCTTGCCGTAAATATCTCGTCAGCAAAATCAAATAACCCAGCAACTTCACCACCGGGACTATCAATATCCAGTAATATTGCGTTTACCTCTGAATTATCCAGCGCTTGGCTTAATAGTTCAGACAGTAATTCATAACTGGTGAAGCCAAAGAAAGCATCGAAGATCCCAGACCTTTTACTAAGCGGACCATGTACAGGAATAATTGCAATACCATTTATTATTGAAAATGGCTTACGGTTATTATTTCCGCCAAAATCTAAGGCTTTTATATCTGCCATAGGCTCATTTGCCTTAGATAACAAATAGTCAAAAGCTTTTCGTTCAAGCATCATAGGTCGACCTGAGATCAGGCCGTATAAAGGCTGTGATTTATCCATGTGATTTTCTCAAATATTAGTTTTCAGATTCGTCTTCTTCGTCAAGGTCTTCTGGCACTTTAGATTCCTTCACCAACCTAGGATCGGTAGTGTGAACTAAGCCTAGATCATCTGCACGAGCATTATCGGCAGCAATTTCACGATCCACTTCCTCAACATCACCTCCCAAGCGAGAGACTGCTTCAGAGCGACTCCTAAATCCGCTTTTTACCGCTAATTCCTGTGCTTTCTGATCTTTTAAAGGGTCGACCCATTCAAAGCCTTGTGGAATCCATTTAACCCTTCGATGTTTTCTGCTGTCATCAGGCACATCTATTGCACCAGATAAGATTGCAAGCTGCAGCCATTTGTTCCATACAGGTCGGCAAAGCTGGAATACCATCACATGCCGTTGTAGCATTTCACATCTACGCCTGAACTCAATAAGTCCAGCTCGGATGGACGAAAAGTTAACCTGCGTAAGATCGCCAGTTAACTGCTCATAAGTAATGCCCATGCCCATAGCTACAAAGCGAAGCTGTTGGCGCATAAATGGTTCGTAACTGCCACCAACATCAGATGGCTGAGAAAATTTTATATCCTCACCAGCCTCTAAAAGCTGAACAGTTCCAGGCTCTAAATCAGCAATTGCCAATCCATCTTCGTCTGCTTCACCTTCACCCATCATATTGGATTCCGGATCAAGCCGTGTAATGAATGCAGCAAATAATGCCGCTGTTTTCTTGCGTACTAGCTCGGCATCATCATACTGATCAAGCTCGTATAATTTTAGTAAGACCCTGCTTAACCAAGGAACTCCTCTTATTTGTCCAATCCGCAAAGGCTTGTAAATGTGCAAGATCTCAGATGCAGCTATCCGAACTGGATCGTTAACACCTGTTGCCGAATCTTCCCCGGGGTGATTGGGAAATAAATGGTAAGCAACACGCTTTCCTTGCTTGTTAAATTCAATCCCTGACCGAACGATATTGCCATTGGATAATATTTCGTTCTTTGAATCGTCTAAATGTTCCGCTTCTAATGCTTGTAGTTGCAGCGGGACACTTAAGCCTTCGCTTGCTTTGGTTATTTTGAATCTTACGAAGCATTCTCCACCTTCTAATATTGATGCGCATATTAAAGCCTGCAATCCATAAAAATCATTTACACCGTAAAAATCTGCTTCGTCCTTCCATTCCAGCCATAATTCCTGAACTTCTTCTTTAAAGTCAGAATCGTTGGACTTTGACTGCGGTTTAATTCCCGTGCCAATACAATTTGATACAATCGTATCTATTGCACTAAAAGCCACAGGGTTATTCAGTACAATTTTGCGTGAACGCCTGCGCAAAACACTTAGTGAACCAAGTATTAAGCTATTAATTGATTCACTACTTGCTTGCCAGTTTTTAAGGCGGACACCTTGCCCAGCAGCATCCCAGGCATTCATTACAATATTACGAAGGCGTGTTTTTATATTATGCTTGGGCTTCTTTGTTTTTTTAGAAAACAAGCCCATCATAAAACTCCCTTCTTGGAAATAATTTGTATTCTGCGTTTGTGGCTCTGACCTGCAATTTTGACAACGGCTTTAATTTGAGTGCGCAAAGCAATCAGCTCATCCAATTCTACTTCGGCATACTTAACAACATGACCGTCATGTGCTACCTGCACGACACGCTCACCGCTTTGCAGCTTATTGATTGCGTCTTGTACTGCCTGTAAATCTGCTTCTGTGTAAGCCATAAACTATCCCATTATACTGCTGCGTGATTTTCGTTTGCGCGAATTATTAACCAAAGATTTTGATTTGTTACTTTGGGAAATAGGTGCTGTCGCAGATGATTTGTTTTTTAGGCTCAGACCTATGCTGCTAACTATTTTTTCCCATTTCTTTTCAGACCAATGCTCAACACCAAGTGCAATAGCTGCAGACCTGGCATATACACGGCAGTCCAATGCTTCGTTACGGTCGCGAACTTTTTGCCATTCTCTTTTTGGATAACCCTTAACCATCCTTGTAATAAGCTGCTCTGCAGTTAGCTGCTTAAAGAATTCAGGGTTATATTTTGGAAAATGACAATATCCGCTTGGAAACGTCTCATCTTCGTTGCGAGTTAACTTCAGCCAATGATAAAATTCCGATTTTAAAATCGACACTCCAACAGGCCACATCCGTAAACCACGGCGAAGTTTTTTCCCACGATAAGTAACGTCAACCTTGCTTGGACTTCCGAGTGGTGCTACTGAACGAGAAACACCTTTTATAGCCATAACCCTTGATGCTGGTTGCTTACGCACCCAATTATAAACTTCTTGCGTGGCATAACCTGAGTCGATAGCAAGCATCATGATTGGCAAATCAACACCGCTTTCATGAGTTAAAGTTTCCTGTAAAAGCTCAGATAACTGTTTCCAAAGATCAGAGCTTGCTGGATCGCCATAAAATATTTTATATTCCACCGACCAGCTTTGCTTATCTTTGCCCCAGGCAACAATCTCAACTTCTATGCGATCTTTTTGCACATCAGCACCGGCAGTTAAAACCAAGCCATTTTCGGGAACATCACCAATTTTATAATCTTCAGCGCGTTCTCGAAGGCGCTCCCAATCGGGTGCTTCACCTTTGTCAGTCCATGTTTCGCCAAGTACGGTGTTAACCCATACTTTTAAAAGTTCTTCATTTTTTTTTGCTACTAAGAATCTATCAACCGCATCTTCCCAGCTAAACCAGCCAACAGGCGAATACAGGCTTGATAAATGAAAGCCAGCAAATTTCGTTACTTCAGGACTTCTTGCCCGCCACTGCCCACGCTCAAGCATCCATGTTTTCTGATGGTTCTTAATTCCATAACCACAATGCTCACATTCATATCTAGTGGTTGCAGGGTCGTCATTATCATATTTTATTTGTGTCCACTTCAATATCTGAGTTTCTTCGCACTCAGGACATGGGACCCAGAAGAAACGCTGGTCTGAATTATCAAAATCCCTTTCAATCCGGCTTAAACCTTGAATAGTTGGGGTGGATACTTTTAAAATTTTGCGCCTTGCAAATGTACTGGTCCGGCGTATTGCTAACGATATCGGATCACCTTCGCCATTTACATCAAGCGGATAAGCATCTTCCTCGTCTAAGAACAAGTAGCGCACAGGCATGGAACGTAAGCCAACCGCACTGTTAGCACCAGTTATCACAACAATTCCACCTGGGAATTCTTTGCTTTGAACCGTATTGCCTGAATCCCTTGATCTTGGGTCTTTTACTTTTCCTTCCAGGCATGGCGAATCGCTAATGAGAGGAGCAAGTCTTCCTTTGCTCCAGCGTTTTGCCATTTCCACGGTTGGCTGCACTACAAGCATTGGCCCCGGAGCTTGGTCAATTACAAAACCAACCCAATTGTTACCAGCTTCAGTACCACCAATTTGAGCGCCTTTCATGAACACCACTTCTTCAACATCCGAAGAAGGTGATAAGCAATCCATTAATTCTTTTAAATATGGTGTACGAGACGTTCTAAATCTTCCAGGTTCACTTGAAGATATTTGCGATAATGTCCTATACTCATCCGCCCACTCAGATACGAGCAACTGTGGGTCAGGGCGTAAGCCTGCATTGAAGTTCTGGTTATATGTTAGAGCAACATCATTCATTTGATAATTCCTCCAAAACCAAACGAACTTCTTTTGTTATGGTTTCATGGTTCTTTTTCTCATCATTACAGGCTGTAACAACTGATGCTAAACGGTCAGCAAGATTAAGCATTCCATCACGAACAACTCTTGCTTTATTAAAGGCGGCTGTCCTTACTTCTTCTGCATTTAGTGATTCACCAATTTCAGCCTGTACGCGCGACTGCAATAGTTTTCCTTTTTCAATTTCATTTTTTATGCGCGCTCTAAGAAGTATCTCAGGTAAATCGGCATTGTCAGACGAACTTGTAGGCTGACTTGCAGCCTTTACTTCTGGTTGCCTGACGTTTGCACGTTTTTGAGTATGAGCAGGGTTACGGATAGCTTCTAAAACTTTATTTGCCTGCTCAGGGTTTATTTTCCCGCCATAATTTTTTACAGTTCCATTTTTTACTAATTGACTGGCATATTGCCTTGAAAACCCGCTGCGCTTCGCCCACTCTGATTGCGATATCAGTTCCATAGATCACTTATCTTTGATTAAAATTATTTACTATTCCATATCCAATTAACTCAGGCAGATACGGAACAACTGCATTGCCAAGAGCAACGAGCCTTTGTTTCCGTGTTCCTCCATGTGTCCATCCAATAGGAAAGCCCATCAACCATTCGACCCAATCAGGATTTAGTCTTCCGTCTTTAAGTCTTGGGACTGTGTCTGGCTCAACTCCCCATTGCTCAATTCCTCGGCTGCGACAGAACAGGCTAACCTCTTCTTGTGTGAGTATTTGGCAAGCTTCTTCAAATCGCCCGTATCCTTGTAATCTCTGGCTGTCGGAGTCGGCCATTTTTTCATTCGAGCTGGCGTTATGCTGCCCTCGATCATTGCCTCGGCTTCCTCCACGGTTAGTTCCTTGGCATCCACTTTCTTGCGAAGTGTTGCTATCTGTCCTTCCGATGCCCAACGCCCCTGTGCTGTCGGAGTCGGCCAGAACTGCTTCGCTTTTTTGTAGTCCTGTCCTTGTTGTTTTTTCTGCAGATCTTGTTTCGTGTATGGAAAGTCCTTCTCCTGCAGTAATGTTTCTGCCAGTGATGGAGACCTCAGAACGTTCCGGCCGTCCTTTCTCACCATTTTTTCTGGTGGACGTGCCTTTGTTACTGTTGCATCCCTTGTTGTTGGAGTCGGGAATGTCTTTACCGCTGACTCCAGACAAGGTGTGTGCCTTCTTCTTTCTGCCGGACAATCTGATGTCGCTCTTGCTGTCGGAGTCGGCCAAATTTTTACTTTGTCCGCTAGACCAATTGAATGAGTGTTGCCGTTCTTGCAAACTCTTTGCCCATTCTTGATGGTCATATTGGGATGTTCTATTTCCTGAGTCGTGGGGGTGGGCCACGATCCAGATGCGATCCCGTCTGTGAGGAGCGCCAACGGCGGAAGCTGGTATGCAATGCCATTGTGCATCATACCCGATCTTCCAGAGATCTTGCAGGACGGTGATAAGTCCACGACTGCGAAGGTTTGCCACGTTTTCGATAATTGCGTAATCTGGGCGGAGTTCATCTATTAGCCTCTTAAATTCTTTCCAAAGCCCCGATCTACTACCTTCAATTCCAACCTGTTTTCCTGCACAGGAAATATCCTGACATGGAAATCCACCAGCTATTACATTTACTCTGTTAATTCCACTTTTAAGGAGTTGCTCTTCATTTAGAGCGCAAACATCTGTAAATATTCTGGTATTAGGCCAGTGTTTATTTAAAATATCCTGGGCAAATGGCTCTATTTCACAAAAGCCGATTGTTTCCATTCCTGCATTCTCAAGTCCGATAGAAAACCCTCCAATGCCAGAGAAAATATCTAGCACTTTTAAAGGTTCTTTCATCTATATAACCTATTGATATTATTGTGTTTTATTTAGCAGAATTGACTTGATTAACTTCTCTTTCCAAGCAATCATGTACATAGTGATTAACAATAAAAGGACACTTATATGGATCAAAAACTAGAAAAACTATTAACAAAAATCACTAAAGAGCGTCTTGGCATAGAAACCTTGAAAGAACGCAAGAGTGATAGCCTAGATTTCCACGAAGTTTCTGTATGGGGCTTAAAAGATGTACTTGAAGCCGCATATAAAGCAGGGCAAAACCAACCTAAAAAATAGGAGAATAGCCATGAATATTCATTATTCAAATTTACAATCAGATACTTTGTTAAATGTAAGTATGAGTGAAGGCTTTACGTGCCATGACTCAAAAGCATTTAAACCATTTGTAACACTGTCTTTTGATAATCAAGACATCAAAGTTATAGTCTTTGATATGCAAAAATTATCACGCATTGATTCTGGAGCTTTAGGGATGCTATTACTCTGCATAGAGGAAGCAAAACGAAAAAATATATCCATAGAATTTATCAATGCCAGCGGGCAAGTTAGCAAAATGCTAAACTTATCTAACCAGCTATCAACATACATGCACTAAATTACAGGTTAAAATAATGAAGAAAAAAGTTCAGGATGAATACCAACATATAGGAGAGGTACTCCACTCACCATATGGACAAAAAAAGCTCCACAGCTTTATTGAGGTTTTTACCAATACTTTTATCGGTTATTTAATTGCCATCTTTACGCAAATTATCATCTTTCCATTTTTCGACATCCATGTAAGCACAAGTGAAAATATGGTGATAGCCTTAATATTTACAGTAGTAAGTATTATACGCAGCTACATATTAAGGCGTTTATTTAATCATTTTACAATAAAACAAAAGGTTTGATTATTAAGATTATCGTTTGTTTGGTTGAATAAATTTTAATATAATGTACGTTTAGATACTAAAATACAGGCAAAGTCATGACTAATAATAGTTCGCACTCATTTTCTATTACCTTACCTAATGATATTATTGGATTAATAGAAATGCGTGCAGAAGACCTCAACATGACAAATGAAAAAGCATTTGAACAAATTCTCTTACAAGGTGGGTTTAAAGGCAAAGCTACACTTTCATTATCTAATAAGAGAGCTATTCTGGAAGTGCTAGATGACACAGAGCTTAATAGAACTAAACGTGAATATTTTTTTAAAACGCTTAATAAAGGGTTAGGGATAATATAATTATTACACAAATAAACTTTTCCCTGTTTTTTCTTGTACAGCTTTCTTACCAGTATATTCTTCCCAGCGCTTAACTATTACATCACAATATTTAGGATCAAGTTCTACGAGCCTTGCCGACCTTCCAGTTTTTTCACAGGCTATCATAGTAGATCCTGACCCACCAAATGGATCTAGAATAATATCACGGCTCTTACTGTTATTTTCAACAGCCTTCTGAACAAGCTCTACTGGTTTCATTGTAGGGTGAATATCATTAACCTGCGGACGTTTAATATTCCAAACATCGCTTTGATTTCGATCACCGCACCAGTAATGTTTTTGACCTTCTGGCCAGCCATAAAGTATTGGCTCGTACTGCCTTTGATAATCAGCTTTACCCATTGTGAAATGGTTCTTCGACCAAATAATGAATGTTGACCAGTGACCGCCAGCTTCAGTAAATGCCTTGTGTAAACTATGAAGTTCGGATGATGACATGCAAATATACAAAGCGCCTTTGCATACTTTAATCATATTTTGACAAACGCTAAGTAAGAATTCGTAAAAATCATCACCAAGATTATCATTCATAATCTTACGTCCAGGCTGACTTCCAGCATAATTTTTATGCCCTTCCTTGCCACGCAAGGAGTCTTTCATAGTCTGACCATAATTTACGTTATATGGTGGGTCGGTAAATACCATATCGGCTAGCGAACCAGCCATCAATTTTTCGATTACATCTGCAGATGTAGAGTCTCCACAAATCAAACGGTGATCACCCATCACCCAAACATTACCAGCCTCTGAAATAGGCTCTTTTTCATTATCAATTTCAGGAGATGCATCATCGTCAACCAAGCCATCTTGTGGATCTGGCTCAAGTAATCGTTCTATGTCATCAAGATCAAAACCTGTCATATCTAGGTCAAAATCCATCTCCTGCAATTCATGCATTTCGAGTTTCAGTAAGTCCTCATCCCACTCTGCCCAATTAGCAGATTGGTTCGCCAAAAGTCGAAATGCCTTAATTTGAGTTTCTGTCAAGTCATCTGCCAAAACAACAGGCACTGTGTCAAGTGCTAGTTGACAAGCTGCTTTGAATCTCAAATGACCATCAACGATCGTTCCATCGCTCTTTGCAACTATCGGAACTCTGAATCCAAATTCACGAATTGCGCCGCACATTTTTTCTACGACATCGTCGTTTTTTCTAGGGTTTCTGGCATAAGGTACAAGTTTATCCAGCTTCCAATTTTCAATTGTAAGTTTGTTCATTTTTATAATTTTCTGATAAAATTTATAGCAATACGCTTTGCTGCGACAGGTCGTCACTAACCGTTTTTGTCAAGTAGCTGTCAAGTAAGTAAAAAGTTCTACCGCTAGGCATATTTCGGGGTTTAGCCACCCGCAAATCGGAATCCCCGGGGAGTAACTATTTTTTTCTGAAAGATATTTAGTTGACCCATGATTATGCCTTGTGTTTACTGGCTGTTTAAAGCCCGTTGTGCGTATTCTCCCCGATTGTATGTATCAATATAGCCGATCTTGTCAAATCTGTTCAGTAAAAAAGTGTTCGCGAACACTTTAGCTACTTTTTATTAAGTTTTGTTACAATCTTATTTAATGCGTTTTTATATATTTCCCAGCCATGAGTGCGACCACATCCCAATGTTTTAAGGATAACCTTCCATTGTTTTCTTTCAGCTTTCATCATGACAACTTTGCGTTCATCTACACGCTCCAGCATCGCAAGCCAAGTAAATGTTTCATGCATTCGATCTATTTCATCGGCAGGTGGTGGAGGAAGACGAAATGGTAACTTGCACTGCATTTCAATTTCCCACACTGTATAAACAATATCAGGGTATGCCGTGAAGTATCCCTTCGGCTTGGTTCCGGGGGTATGCCAACGCTTCAGGGTTCGCACGGCTTCTTCAAAACGGTCTTTAACCATATCTTCTGTCCAATCATTTTTCATGAGGATTCTCCTTTTTACGGTTGCCATAAAGCTTTGTTCCTATCTGGTTTATGAATTCACGCTCAGGCCAGTTGAGGCGGTGATCGTTATCAGTGATCACCAATATTCCATCCTGTTGCCATCCTTTACGCTTGACCTCTTCAGGGTTTACTTTGTTGGGGATCATGCCTGCGAGATTTGATCTGTATGGTGTGTGGTTCATATTTTAGCACCTCCCTATAATTTTCATGCAACGTTCCCGAAGTTGGTCAGGACAGATCATTGCCATGCCGCATATAGCTTCCCGTGATTCTTTCCAATCACCAGAGTCCGCCAAAAGAAAATCTATTGCTTGAATTGCTTCGATACTCATTGAGGGTGTTTTGATTTTCACCTCCTTCTTCGGTTTTCTTAGAGGTGGCTTAATGTAGCTAACACCGCCTTTTTTATCGTAATGAAACCCTGCGTCCTTCATGGCAAGTTTGATTACTTCCTGCCATAGTTCGCCTTCAGGCGTTTTGTTAAAACTAATCATGATCCCTCCTTTTGGTTGGTTAAAATTAAGTTGAGTAATGCGATTGCATCAGCCTCGTTGTCATCGATTGGATTAAAGCCGAGAGCCTTAACAGCGTTGATGATCGCCTGTTTGTTGGCGTTACCTTTGCCTGTTATGTGCTTTTTGATCGTCCCCACTGGAATAGCTTGGTAAGGAATCTGGTGATGCTCACACCATGTGGTGAGTGTTGCCATGAATCCGCCATAAGCATGAGCTGCATCAACACCGATATGTCGGCGAACTTCCTCAAAATAAACCTCATCGATACCATCGAGAGAGTTCTTGACCTGAGTAAGCCAGCGTTTGAATTTTAGGTAACGCATGCCACCGCCTTCAAACCTGCTGGTCTTGAAGTAGATCATGCCTGATGTGACAAAGCCTGTTTCATCACATGCTGCCCATCCAGTGTGTGTACCGAGATCGAGTGCTAAAATTGTTGGGTGAGTTTTTTGTGTCATGCGAAATCCTCCAAAGATAATTTTTGGATTCCGCCCGTTTTGTTATTTACGTTTCGGATATAGGTATGTGTTCCTAGGAACATACCTATATATACGTAGTATATAGTGGGAAGGGGGAATCCCTTGTGAAATAAGGGTTGTGGCTGGAAACTTAAATCGGGAAGCGGGAACGGAAAGTTCTTTGTAAAACCCTTTAAAACCAATGCTTTCGGGCTGTTTTTTCTCCGTTCCCAATTTTTCGTTCCCCCCCGAGAACACCTGGGAAGGAAACGTAAATCACTAATATTTTTTATAAAAATTGATGGCATTTTAAATATCCTCCTTACCTTTTTTTAATTCACCTACGCCACGAGCAAACGGACCGTCTGGGATATCCAGCCATTTGTCGGAACTTGAACTTCCGTGTTTGCACTTGACGATTTTCTTTTCTTTCAGAAGTTCTAGACCCAGACTGTAGAGTCTGTTTTTACCGACATTTTGAAGTTCAACAGGAAGGCGCTCTTGCTGGTCAAAGAGACCATCCTGTCCTGTATGGGTAAACGGATGACCATTATTTGCAGAGCGTGTTACTGTCGCAACAAGAAGGTCTTTAAGTTCATCTTTTGGCGTTTTATGTTGTTTTAATTGTCGGGTAACATCAATCAAAAGGCCGTTGTCTTTATCACGCAAATATGTGCGTATGGTTCTGTCTGCAGGGAAGTTTGATTTAACAATCGCACCTTTATAAACAGCGTTACGCTCAAAATCCTTTTTCAAGATTTTAAAAACACCGTCCTGATCTTCATGTGATGCTGGCCAGAGAGCATAAGCACTTCTAACACCATCCACTAAGGCGCTAGTGCCTCTTATAGCGTCACGCGCCTGCTCTGAAGACTCTATAGGTTTTCCATTCGCTGGTTTTCGCATATGGTGCGCTACAATCAATGCGGATTGAGTAGCGACCGCAAGTTCGGCAAGTTGGCATGTAACAAAACTACCAGCTGCCGGACTGGAATTAACATCTGCCTGAGTAAATGAAGAAAGCGGATCAAAAACTATCATTTTAAGATCGGGGATCTGCAAAAGTTGATTGCGGATGTCATTAAAATATTCTGTATTTTCAAATGTA